GCATACGAGATTCCTCTACGTCTCGTGGGCTCGGAGATGTGTATAAGAGACAGCTAATGAAGTTTCGTTCAAGTCAGCTGAAACTGCTAATTCATTTGAGAATGTACCAGCAATTGTTGGGTGAACAGCAGAACATAATTCTACTCCATCACCACCAGCAAAGTTACTGTTAAACGCATTGTTTAAAACAGCAGCTGCTTTGACTTGTTTTGTGTTAGCCATTGATCTTGCTAAAGCTTTTGTATATCTAGACGCAAGTCTGTCATACAAGTTGTCTTCGATCGCTTCTTCAGTGATTGAGAACGCTAAAGCAATTGTTTCGTTAGTGTAACGAGCTGTGAAAGTCTCTTGCGCATCGTCGTAAGTCACGCCTTGACCTTCAGGTTTTACTGCTGCATTCGCGAAACCAGATAACATTACTTCCTCTTCGAAAGCTCTGTCTGAAGTCTCTGTATCGAAAATTTCAGCATGCTCATTAGCATATGATTGATATTCCAGACCGAATAAAGCATTCAAACCTGGTTCTAGTTCTTTAACTAGTTGTGCTCTTGATATAGCCATAGTTTATTATCTCCTTATTCGCTATTAGTTGTACAACGCTGAAGATTTACCAATAGTAACGATAACGTTTGCACCTGGGACTGTTAGGTCTTTATTTTCAGGGTCATTCGCTGATCTTACCAAAGTAAACATTCCTGTTGCAGCCGCAGTACTTACATCTAATTGAGTGATCGATTGACCATCTTTATTATCTGAAGCAGTCCAGCTTAAGTTGTTCATTTGATTAGCCGCACCAAGCATAGCTTGTGTTACAGCAGCATCTGCTTTAACAACATATTCTTGGTTTGGGTTATCGATTACAAAAGCAGTAATATTATTACTACCTGTATTGTAATCTACGCTAGTTGTAGTTCCAGCAGGAACTGAATTAGCGAATTTAGGTTTTCCAGTTGAATCAATATAGAAGAACCCGTTTAATACACCTATTAAAAGTGCATCAGCGTTGTTCGCCCAGCTTGTTCCACCTGCTCCACCATCGTCAGTAAGTGTAAAAGATGCATCTTGTGCATATCCTTGTGCTCCTGAAGCATCTTGAATAGATGCAGGGTCACCTTTGTACAAACCAACGCCTGGTGCTGTTTGAACTTGATATTCAGATTGTCCTGAAGTTGCTGGAGTATTTCCAACAGTCATTACAGCTCTAAAACCAAATCCAGTAGTACTTGCATTTGCCATAGTATTTTCCTTGTTAGTTAAAGTTAATTTGTTGGTTAGGAATTGCTAAATAATTAGCTTTTCTTTGTACCACCAAAAGTTACACGAGTCTGTCGCTCACTATTGAACGGCATACTTGGGTGCTGTTCCTTTAGAATATCGTTCTTGATCGCTTCCTCTTTATCTTGAGTCTGCTTTTTGAAATACTCTTCACGAGATTTCGCGATTTCCTCTGGTATCCTAGCCAGCAATAGGCCTCCTACTGCAATCACTCCTGCGTATTTTCCTTCGTTTATAGTTGGGTAATCAGCTTCTGGATATTCATCCGCTCTAACTAATTCCCAGCCGGATCTTAACTTTCCTGCCATGTTTTTTGTATCATCAAAACCCATAACTTCAGCTCTGATCCATCTATGCCTATAACCTTCGGGCGCAGGTGGTGCATCCAGTGATGAGGGTGGAGTCCAAGTTTTAGGCGCTTCTGCCTTTGTTCTTGTTTCACTCGCACGAGAAGTTCTTAATTTGTCGTTTTCCATATGCCTATACCTCCTTCGTGATATTAGTTAATTGTTTCGCATATTCTTCTAATGGCACGCCTAATCTTTTAGCAATTGCTACCTGTGACGGCGAGAGCTTCACAGTTTTTTTATTGCGTCCTGTTGAGGCCGAACGTTTAGCCGAGGCTACGTTTTGAGTAGGTTTTACTCTTTCCGTAGAATTAGTTTCTATCTTATCAAATTTATGAGGGAATTCAAGTCTTATTCTTTTATCAACTTCCTCATAATATTCGTCAGATTTAGGATCATATCCTTCTTCTTCAACAAGCTTTTTATGAATGTCAAATGAAGTATATGTCATAGCCGAATCTGTTCCAAACCATGGGTTTTTAGCTGCCCATTCTTCTGCTTTAGGGTCAGTTGCTACCGCTTGTTGTGTTCTTTGTGGAGTTATATTAACTTCTCTAGACTCAACAGGTTTTTCTTGTTCAGCTATTTTTATTGAATTTAATCTTGCTGCATCCATAGTTAGATTAGCAATTTGTTCTTGAGCTGCTATTTGAGCATCAACATTTTGAGATTCGATTGCATTTTTTAATGCTAACTTGGCTGCTGCCATATTAGTTTTAACTCTGCTTTCAAATTCAGAAACATAAGACTTATCAAGTTTAGTTAGTCTACCTTCTAGTTCTGATTTAGATCTATTAGCTGCTTCTGCAAATGCGATAGCTTCTTCTCTTTGTCTTTCAGCTTCTCTCATTTTACGAGTTAATTTAGCAATACGTTTTTGAACGCCTTCACTATATTCTTTTAACTCATCTTTTTTTGTATCAGTAGTTTCTTCTGCTTTAGTCTCAACAGGTTTTTCTTCTTCTTCTACTTCTTCTACTTCTATTTTTTCTTCTGGAGCCGCTTCTTCTTTGATAGGCTCATTTTTTTCATCAAAATTAATTTCAGCGCCGACTGTTTCGCCAACGTCAATTAATTCTTCTTTTTTTGTCTGTTGTTGCATAGTATCCTTCCTATGTGGTTAAATAAAATGAAGTACTGATTCAGGATCTTTAATAGTTCCTAATACTTCATCGTCGTTTAGTAATCGCACTTCTCCACCTTCAATCGGTAATCGCGATCCTGCATATCTTGCAAAGATCACCCAATCTCCTTTTTTACACCATGGACCTGTTTTAAATTTTTCATCTTGATATGATAAAGGTCCCATCTTTAAAACATAACCACAAGTTGTAGCTATTCTTGCTTTGTCTAAAGTTTCTTGTGAAAATATAATTCCACCTTTGGTTTTTGTTTTAGGTGTAAATGGTAAAACTAAAAGTCTATAACCAGAAGGTTCTGGTAATTCATCTACCAAACCTTGTATATTTTCTGGGTTTAATGGTTCTTTAGCTTCTAGGTTAGATTTAATTTTGTCTTCTTCTTTATATTTTTCTTCTAAAGCTAATTTAGTCTTTGGTACTTCCTTTGATGTCAATAACGTTTCCATCTTCTTTTTGCTCCTTGTCTTTATTTAGCAGGTTAGAGATTTCCTGTAATATTATTTGATAGGCATGTGCCTGTCCTAGTAAATACTTGTATTTTTCCATATTGTCAACCCCTCCGCTAATCATTGTTTCACCAACTTGTTGCAGAGTTGCGTTAATTCTTTTCTTTAATTTGTCTAGTATTAATAAACCTTCCATTATCTTCTCCTTATTTTTTAGCTATTTTGTTTTTATTTACACCTTTTTTTATTACGTATTGTTGAGTTCCGTTCGCACCTATCTCTACCTCTTTTCGAAGGTTTTGAAACATATTTTTTTGTTTATTTTCTTTTTCTTTTTTTTGAAGAAAAGATTCTATTGTTTTTGAGTCTCTCATATATATTAGGTATAATTACTTCAAACAGATTGTCAAGTTTACCTAGGATAGTGTACATTATTTTATCAAACATATCCATTAGCAATTCCATTTTCTTAAAGATTTATTAATTCTTGAATTTGGATCTCTTGCTGTTTTAGCTGAAGTTAATCTCTTTTTCATGCCAGTCATTCTTGCGCAAAAACTCTTTCGCCTCTTCGCAGCTTTAGATCCTTTTTTTAATTTTGATGGTTTAGTCGTTACTGCAGTTTTTAATTTTGAACCGGGGTTCGCTGCTCTATAAGATGCAACGCCTTTAGCATTTAATCCACCTGATGCAGATTTACCTTCTTTTCTTTGCCATGCTGCTGTTCTTGCCATTATACCAATCCTCCTGTGCTCATATTTTTTCTTGCAAATGTTTTTACATTAGTTGGTTTAGGGCCAGTGTTCGGGGCGGCACGTTTTCTGGCAACAGCACTCGCCTTTTGCGACTTTGTCATCCGAGTGGCTTTTGCAAGTGGGACGCATTTTGGATACTTCCTTTTGCTGCCCTTTGATCTCCCGCAAGGTTGATACTTGCCGTTCTTCTTCGGCGCTCCTATATCT